CACCTTGTCCAGGCGATCCATGCCTGCGCGGTAGTAGTTCTCGGCGCGGTTGGCTGCCGCAAAGGCTTTCGGGTCCTGCATCGTCTGCGCGCGAATGTCTTGGGACAGTGCTCCATAGAGCTGCTTCAACTCGCCGCGTGGAACGTCGGACACGAGGCCGGCGTTGGCGACCATTTCGCCGACTCGCGTTCGTAGCTGCTTCACCGCCTGATAGGGCAGCGCGCCGTTGACTGCATCCGTCGTCAGCGCTTCGCCGATCGCTGCCAGTTTCGGATTCGATAGCAACGCACTGGTGGCCTCTGCGCCTTTCGTTGGCGATGCCATCTTGGCGAGGAACGTTTGTGTCGCCTTCATCGGAACCGGCGTTTCTGCCGGAACGAACTGGTCAACCTGGTCGTACAGGTCGCGCGCCTTGGACTTGAAGCGATCGACGAACCCACCCGCACCCGTAATGCCGCGCTCGATCGCGCGACCGGCAATCGTCGGGTCCGTCTTCGGCGCAAGACCGTTCGCAAGCTCTTGGAGCTTCCCGCCAATCTCGTCGGCCTGACCTTTGGCCTTCGCGACCATCGGTGCGTTGCCGCCCGGCGAACGGGACAGCATGGTCTCAATGTTGCGCATGGTCGGGCTTTGCGTCGCCTGACCCACGGTAGGCGTCGTCCCGGCCGCTTCAAATGCCGCGAGGTTGTCGAGGATGTTCTGTCGGCCCGTTTCTCTGCCGCGCATCAGTACTCGTGTAAGGCCCGCCGCGCCTGCGCCAGCGCCAGGTAGAAGGCTCGCGCCAATCCCCGCGGCCATCTGCGCGCCTTCGCCAAACCCGCCTTGCTTCATGCCTTCAGAAGTGCCAGCGCCGAGCATCGCGCTTGCTGCTTGGATGCCGGCCTGATCAGCCAACGCAGGAATGCTCGCAGCAGCGCCAGCGCCAGCCGTGAGCCCCGTTCCGACCAGCGCGCGCGAGGCGGCGCCAACGGTGTCTTCCAGCGCTCCCTCAGGCTTCGGAAGACCAAGCCAGTCGGCCAGCCTTGTCGCGGCGTGTCCGGTCTGCTCGTAGCGCGGCGCGTCGTTCTGCCCCGTAATGATCCCTGAGAGTGTCTTTTCGCGCGGGATCAGCGCATCAGCTGTCTGCCCGATAGGATCGGACACGGTGCCGAGCAGATTTCCTACGCCTTCCACGGCATAGCGACCAGTCAAACCGAGCTGCCGGCCAATTTGCTCCAGCATTCCGGGCTCCTGCTGCTCTGGCTGCGCGCCATTGAGCTGCGCAAGCAATGCAGGGTCAGTCACTGGCTTCATGCCAGACTGACTCGATCCATTGAGTTGAGCGAGCAATGCCGGATCGGTGACTGGCGTCATTGGTGGAACCACTGATCACCGACCTTCACGAAGGTCTGACCATTGATCGTCTTGGTTTCTCCGCCAGGAGCCTGACCTTGCGGCGCATCAGGAGCGGCGGAGTTTCCGCGCGCAATGTTGGTGAAGTTCTCAAGCTCTTTCTTGAGCTGGCGCTGCTTCGACAGCAGCGTTTCTGCTGTGTCGGTCGCTTGCGGCAAATAGCGCGCGGCGTAGAGTGATGCTTCGCTGGCCGGCATACCTGCGCCAGTCAATGTGCGCTGCAACGCATCCTGGCCGGATTGGATTTGGCGGTAGACTTCTCCGCGCTTCCCATATCCTGCTTGTGCGAGCGACGAATCGAACGGCCCAGTAAGTTCGCCCGCAGCGACCTGTTTTTCGATGTTCGGGAAGTTCTGCGCATACTCATCGGCGAGCGCCACCTTGCCAGCCATATCAGCAGGAATCGGCTTGGTCTTCTGCGCATTCGGATCAGCGGGCCCGCCAGGGATGAATTCCAGCGATCCATCCGGCTTTTGCCGGTATCCGCTCGGCGCTTGCGTTCCGCTGCCGCCCATCAGTTCGTGTTGAACGGCCTGCTTGTATTGATCCGGCGTGATCATCCCTGCTGCAAGCGCAGCTTTCGCCTTCGCGAACGGATCGGCGGTCGGAGCGCGGTTAGCAGCCACGATAGCTGCCTCCGCTTTCTTCAACGCAAGCTGCTGCTGCGTCCATGCCTGCGATGGCGTATAGCTGCCCGTTGTCGGGTCGAATATGCCGCCATCCTTGAACTCCGGCGCCGCATAGTCGCGCTTGGCCTTCTCGCCATAGCCGATCTTCTGCAATTCCCGATTGAACTTCCGTTCCTCATCGGCCTGCTCCTGCTGCCGCTTGGCCATCGCCGCCTTGTTCTGCGTCTCGAACTCTCGACGCATGAGGTCGGTCAGGCTTTCGTTGTTGCGCCGATTCACGAACGCGCCGGCGAGCGATGAGAGTGCCGAGGTAAGGACGCCCATACCACCCGAGTTCGGGACGTACTGCGCGCCCATCAGGCTCTGCGCAAGCTGCTGCCGCTGCTGATAGCGAAGCTTGTCCGCCTCCAGCTGTGCAAGGTCGTTGGGATTCGACGACAGCGGGATAAAGTCCACTTAGCCGCCTCCACCGTACATGCTTGCGAGGATCGAGGCCCACTGCGCGTAGTTCTGGTTTTGCGCATTGGCCTGCTGGTTCTGGTAGTTCCAGTTGTTCATCTGCCCGTTGTACTGGTTGTTGTAGGGGCTTTGAACGTCGAGATTCCCGGCGTTTCCATTCGGCATGTAGTCAAAGAAACTCTGGTTGCGCTGCTGGTCCTGAAGCGTCAAGCCGTTGTTGTATTGCGTGGTTCCCTGCCCCATGCGCAGCAGGTCCATCAGGTTCCCGAAGTCCATCTGCTGGCCGTTCTGGTTTAGATTGGCCATGCCAAGATCGTGACTGAGCCCTGCGGCATAGTTCGATGCGCCTGCATTCGTCGTCGCGTTGAAGCGAGAGGCATCGGCGCCGATCAGCTGCTGCGCGATGTTGCTGTTCCCACCGAGCAGCGCCTGCATCATCTGTGCGTTGCCGCCCAACTGCTGACCGGCATACTGGCTGTTAGCGCCGATCAGAGCCTGCGCCAGAGCGCTTGAGAGCTGCGAGGACTGCAACCCCTGCCCGAATGCCTGCCCCTGCGCCGCAAGGCCCTGCTGTTGCGCCTGAGCTCTGGCTTGGGCATAGGCATCGCCCTTGGACTGGTCGAACGCCGTCTTCGCCTGGTCGTATGCGGCAGAACCTGGAGCAATTCCCTTGTTGACCATCTGCTGATCGAACGCGGCCTGTTGCTGCTGCCACTGCGGATCAAGCTGTCGGGTTGCCTGCGAATAGGCATTGTCGATGAAGGGCTGGAATCCGCTCTGCGGATCGGTCGGCGTGACGTGACCAGGGTCCGCTCCACCCTGCGTCCAGTTCCCCATATTCAGGAAATTGGTATTCGGAGCGCCGCCAATGGATTGCCAGTTCGTCGGATCGACGCCACCCGCAGTCATCCAATTGTTCCAACCCTGCAAGGAATTGCCGGTATTGCTTCCGAGCGGATTGGCGGACGTTTGGCCCGTCATGGACGGCGAGTGCTGCGCGGGCGGCTGGATCGTCTGAAACGGACTTGCAACCGGGTGATAGGCCGCTAGCTGCCGTTGCGTAATGGCATCCGGGGTGTAGGCCATGTCAGATACCCATCGTCCGCTGCTGCGACATCTGCTGACCGCCGCGCACCTGCATGCCGTTGAGGTTCGGAGCCGGCGCCGGCTGCTGCTGCTGTTTCAGGTTCGTGTTGAGCTGCCCACCAGCTCCATGCGTCGGAGCACCGCCCATGGTCGAGCCGAATCCAAGCGTGGGATTGTTCGGGTTGTCCGAACCAAGCCCATACCGAGCTCCAACACGACCGAGAATCGCGCTTGTGAGCTGGTCCATGCCCTGCGGGATGTACTCGCGTTGCAGTGGCGTTTCAGCCGCATCGAACGCACGATCGATCGAGCCCTGCATGCGCGCATTGGGCGTGATGTTCTGCGTCTCGTGACCGTTCGGGTCCGTCGTCCACGACGTGGAGCCAAACGGGCCGTTCTGGTTGTATCGGTTGTATTGGCTCTGAAGCGCGATGATTTGCGCGGGATCAGGTGCCGGAGGTGGCTTTCCGCCGCCGCTCGCCATAGTCGTTCCTCGTCAAGCCGAACACGATCGCGGCTTCGTCTCCGAAACCGTCTCTGAGTAACCCTTCGCGTTGGAATCCAAGCCGCTCAGCAAGCCGGATCGCGGGTTTGTTGGATTCGCGTGTTTTCACCGTGCAGCGCGCGCATCCGCACTGATCGAACACGTACCCGAACACGGCTTGCAGGTACGCTTTCGAGCCGCCACCGGGGATTCCGGCGACGCTCAGTTCAATGTCATGCCCCGTGAAGTGCGAGAACGCGGCGGCTGCAACGATCTGGTCGCCTTTTATGCGTCCGATGAACTGCGCATCCTGCGCGAGCTCCATGCCGAGCCGCGCCTCCAGCCAAGGCCGGAAGCGGGCATCTGCAACGATCATTTAGGCCGCGGCTTGGATCGGCTGTAGCGCGCTGTGCCCGATATGCTGGGCAATTTGCGCCGTCTCCACTTCGGTCTTTTGCGTCTGCGCCTGTTTCTGCTGCGCATCGCTCGCCGTCTTCACGTTCTCGCGCTGCTCCTTGCCGGCATTTACCGCCTGAAGCTGTTTCTGCGCGTCCTGCAACTGCTGCTGGAGCTGTTGCCCCTGCTGCTGCGCCTGCTGCAGCTGCTGCTGGATGCCCATGAGCTGCTGCTGAGTCCCCGGCAAAGCGTTGATAACCTGCTCCAGCTGGCGACCGTTCTTGTACGAATTCACCATGAACAGCAGGAGTTCCTTGCCGAGGTCGGCAGGCATGATTCCCTGCTGCGTCGCGGGCAGAATCTCCTTGATGTAGCCGGTCACCGAGTTCAGGAACTCCAAGCGCTGCTGTTTCTGCGCATACTCGTCCTGCACGACCGTGGAATCACTTTCTACATCGATCGCATAGCAGCGACCGAGGTCCGAGCGAAGAACCTGTATTTCCTGCGGATTGAGCGCAACGCCGGTCATCTTCTCCAGCATCTGCGGCTGGAAGTGTTCGGCGATGATTTCGGCCTGGATGCGGAACACATCGCGGAAGAACAGCGACACGATGCGCACGCGCTCACCTACACGAATGTCCGCCCATTGCGCCTTGATGTTCTGCGCGGTCGCCGTCTCGTTCGGATCGGTCTGTCCGCGCTGGATGTCGGAGACGCCGTACGTCTCCCAAATGTTCTGCTTCGCCACATCCCGGAGCTGCATCATTTCCTGGACAACCTGCACCTTGCCGGTGTTGTCCTGCTTGGAAACCACGGCGTCATAGCCGGTGCGGCCCTTCGCTCCCAACGCTTCGATGCGCGCAGCGAGGTTGGCGACCGGGATCAGGTCGCCGTCATCACACGTAGAAAGCTGCGCGACCTCACCCATTGCGGGGTCATAGAACCCGATATCTTTGATCTGCCGCGTGAGCCGCGAAATACGTCCCGAGAGAACGTTCACGTACTTGAACTGCGGCTGGCAGTACGTGTAATCCGGCTTCGGAACGAGGTCGTCGCCCTTGATGTTGGTCATCATGGGCTTCGGACAGGGGAAGAAGTCTTCCAAGCCCAGCGGGTCGCGTTCCTCGCGCAGCAGATCGGGATAGTCTTCGGTCAGAAAGACCCTTTCCCGGCGCGTCTTATCCCACAACTCATGGACGCAGAACAACGCCTTGTACTTGTCGGCCTTCGGCTTGCTCGGTGAACCGGCTCCTGGACCGTTCGCTTTGTCCTTACTGATGTCGATGCCGAACTCGTCTTCGATTTCGTCGGCGGTCATCCAATGGTCAAAGGCGACCCACATCACCTGGGACCAGTGCTGCTGCGGCTCCCAATGGAACTGGGTCCACGCGAAGCTCTTGAGCTTCACTTTCTGCGAGCTGATGACCTCTTTCGTCATCGGCTGTCCGTCTTCGCCAGCGATGGGCTGCTGCGTCATCGGGTTTATGATCGGCTGGAGCTCGGTCTCCGTTTCGAGCTCGATCTTCGCGATTCCGAGGCCAGCAACCAGCAGGTCATTGACCGCTGCGTGTCCGTCCGCGTCGAAATCGGTCGTGTCGATCGTATACGTAAGAGCACGCTCGATGCACTGAGCAAGCTTGTTGTCGTCTACTTGCGGAACTGGCTGCGGAGGCTGCGCAGGCGCCCCAGGTGGCTGCTGCGTGCCGGCCTGCGGGGCAATTCCGCCCGGCATTCCTTGCGATCCCATTGCCGGTTTGCTTCCCGGATCGTCCTGGTATCGCTTGCGAACGTCGGGCTTGGGCGGCTGGGAGTAGATTCGCGCATGCAGCACCTTCACGGTCGGCCAAAACAGGGGATATTCCGTGTTTTTCTTGTCGGCAAAGAACGCTTCTTCCGCCTCCGTTGCCTGATCGCGCCATTCCTTGTGCGCCTCGACCTCGCGCTTGATCCGCTTGACCCACAGATCGCGCTTGGAGGTGGCTTGCGTAAACTCGCTCATGCCACTCTCTTGGGCTCGAATTCTTTGTAGGTCATCGGGGCGTCCCAAGTCACAGGTTTCGGTTCCTTGGGAACAATGGCTTTCCACGTTCGATCGATGAAGCGACCGAACAGGCCGCAGGTATCAACCGCGTCGTCATATTTCCCGGATGGAAAGCGCAGCAACTGGTCGATCACGCGCTCTGCCCATTCCGTGGCAGGGAAATGGACCTTGCCGACGCTGCACATGCCTTGGAACGAACGTGCATTGGCGGCCTTGTCACCGCCTGACAGCCATTCGGTCGCGACATAGTGCTTGCGGGTCTCCATTTCCTTGTTGAGCAAGGGTTCGATGGCGCGGCGAATCACGCCGGTCTCGCCAACGAACCAAAGAGGCTTGAAGCGAATCGCTCGATCGATGAGGGCTTTTACCCATACATCGGAGCTCGTTTGGCCGTACCACCATTCGAGGGCATATACGTTGTCGAACTCGTCCACGCCCCATACCGCGAGCTCGGTGTAGTCCCCATCGCTGTCCGTGACCGCGAAGTCGCCGGACATGTAGATGGACAGGTGCTTGGGACAGTCCGTGTAGCGCTTCAACCATTCGCGCTTGAAGAACGTGCCTTCATCACTCGTAGGTTTCTGCTGATAGAGACTCAGCCACGAGCGGGGCGGAAATTTGAACTCCTCCCAATGCCCCGGCTTGAACCATTCAGGCCACAGACCTTCGCCGAGCGCACGCCCGAGCGGGTCATCTGATCGGTCAGCCAATGCGGGGAGACAGATCACCTCCCAGTAATGTCCGTCCCTGCACAGGATGCGACCCGACTCTCCGTGCCAGTTCTCCGGCAGGATCGACCCTGGCAAGTCATCTTCATGCCATCGCGTGGCAACGATCACGCGCCAACCACCCGGCTTGATACGACTACGCGCATCGTCGTCGTAGGCGGCCTTGATCTTCTCTCGCATCGTCTCCGACTCGGCTTCCTCACGGCCTGCCGTGGGATCGTCGATCAGGAGGCCGTCTGCACGGTTGCCCGTAAGTCCAGCCAGCAAGCCAGCCGACATGTACTCCGAGCCGTTAGTGAGCGCCCATTCGTTCGCGGCTGTAGAGCCAGAGGCCAATCCTTCGCTGAAGATAGACCGGTACTCAGGACTCGCGACGATCTGCCGTGCGCGCTTGCCATGCTTCCTGGCGAGGTCCGTCGCATAGCTGCCGAGGATGATCTGCGTCCCCGGCTTCCTGCCCATCGCCCATGCGGGGAACACGACGGACGTGTAGGTGGACTTCGCCGATCCGGGTGGCATGAACACCATGGCCCGGCCACCTGGCGTCTCGCTGATCCGTTGCAACGTCTCCATCAGCAACCGATGGTGAGCGGCAACGCGGGTCT